GCCATTTCTCTGAATGTTGTTACATATGCTTTGTTATCATTAGCGACTTGGGCAAATGTATCATTAGTACCCATCAATACATTCTTTGAGCGTGTCAATATCCCATAATATTCATCGCTGGTTTTTGATTTTAGGTGTTTATCAAATGTAAACCATAGTAGTCCTATCTTATCTCCTATAGAACCGTCTCTCTTTTGCTTTCCTCTTATTTCCCAAAATACTATATCGGAGCCTAATATAAATTTGTCATCATAGGTTTTAAACAAATCTTCACCATTATATTTGACAGAGATCATAAATCTTTCCAATGATTCATTCATAAAACTTTTATATTTACTTAAAATTTTCTCCGCTTTCTTAAAGTTATCTTTATATTTTAAAGGCAACATTCTTGTTAATCTTTCTCTGAAATTCCCACCGCTTATCATCCCTTTAATCTCTTCAGTATACCCTTCGAGAATAACCTCAAAAAAATGATCGCTCGTTTTTTCAGATCCAGTATTTTCGTTTTCGAAGGTGACTATTTTCCCTATAATTGATTCTAAGTCGTCCTTGACATTTTCGCTATCTAATAAATTGCGATATTTTTGTCCATCCCATGTGCACTTTTGAATTTTATTTGAGTTTTTCGCTTTGTTTCTGAAAGTTAATTTTTCACAGAAAGGCAATCCAGAAATTCGGCCTATTCCCCTAAAACCAATGTATTTTGTTATATCTCGAGCCTTATCCGAACCTCCGATACTTAACATTCTATCATTGAATAATACCTCTGTTTCAATGCCATAGCCATTATCTGTGATTACAATTTTTTTACACTTTTCATCGATATTAATCGCTACATGTAAATCTTTTACTATTTTCTCGCCATCATCTCTAGCTCTGTTATAAGCATCTAATGAATTTTGCACATATTCCCTAAAAAGAATTATCGGATTTTCATAAAGTGCAACCGTTATGGTTTCCAACACGCTTTTTCCCACTTTTATTTTGTTATCCATTTTCCCACACCTCTAATTTTTTAAAATACTGTATTGTCCATCCATATTTTTGACTAATATTGTGGTTTTCTTTTTGATAATTCTCTTTAAAGCGGTCCCTTAGACAATTAAAGATATTCTCCCGGCTTAATCTAGATTTTATTTTTTGCTTGCTTAATGATTCTTTTTGCATATATACCTTAACGTAATCGACAAAAAATTCTTTATCTGAATCTCGTTGTAAGTAGCCTTTAATTGGATGAGCGCTTTTTTTAATTGCCTTGGTAACGCTCCTATCAACAATAATTCTTGGATAAATTGCATCATTCTCTTGTAGTTGATATGCTTGTATGTAGGCAGGGCCTATTATAAATTTACCAAATTCTCTTACTATTGCATCACCGATTGTAATTGCTCCGCGTAAAAGAAATTGACATTCATTAATTATCCGCATCTGAATGGTAGATAACAATTCTATCAGCATAATAACAGTTTTTGGATCGCATACGAAAACGAATGAATCGGATATTTGTAAATACTCTAAATCTACATTTTTTGTTTGTTTTTCTATTTTAGTTGAGTCCTCAACAATCTTCCTCATTTTTTCAATCTTATCAATTGCCTTATATTCATCGTTATTCCTGTGTTGTTCTATTAAAGTTTTAATCCCAAGCACATCTACAAATGCAATTATTTTATTTGAGTATTTTTTAACTTCTTCTCTTCTTACAGGTTTTGCAGATTTTTTTCCCGGCTTTTTGAGCCATTCGTCATACGTAAGCCCTGCGATTTTCTTTTGTTTGTTTTTAACCATAATATCTTGGGTACTTTTAATTATTTTGCAGGATGCATCCCCTTTTTAATTTATTTCTGGGCTTCTAGGGGTGTTTCACCTGCCTTTTATAATTCCCGTTATTCAGTATTAACTTTCCCTAATATCCCTTCCAAATCACTCGGATGGCGAGATACGGCCCATGCCCATTTGCCGAAACCACCGTGTGTATTTACCGCTTGAATCCATTCATCAAGAAAATCGCGTTTTATTTTATTGCGGTCATCGTCTTTGCCTTTTGTCTCTAAAATCATCTGGGTGCCGTTGGCAAGTTTTATAATAAAATCCGGCCAATACTTTCTGATCACCCCTTGGTAATTATAAATAACTTCAAATCCCAAATGGTCATTCTTAACCCACGCGAAAACATGCTTGTTTTTATCCAACATATAAGATTCTGTCGCTTCCCACGTGCTGTCATAAACACAAAAGTTGATGTGTGATTTTTCCGAGTATTCACAAGGCTTGCTTGTATACCATGTCCTCATGTCACCTGTCGACCGTATCGGTTTAACCGTATCGAAAATGGGTTTAATATCAGTTGTGTTTTCAAGCTTAATCGCCTGCCAAACATAGTGAATGATTTTATTCATATTAAGAAGAATTAAAACCCTTTTGCGTAACTCTTCGTTACGGAATAAATCATTTTTTATGACGATTTTGTCCCTATCGACAAACTGAGTAACTATCCCGACCAACTGGCCAAAAAGATGCTCTTTCAATCCCTGCCATTTTTCTTTTTCATTGTTATAGATTCGTTTGGCTGTCTCAAAAATGATAGTTTGCATGCGATACCGTTCAGCTATCTTCTTCAGATCAATCTCGGATAACTCCCCGGCTCGATTGGGCTTACCTTCTAAAATTGCCGCCATTTCAGCAGAGGTAATGCTTTCATAAGGATCCAGCTCTATCGGTTTCAATTTATCAAAATCAATCACAAGCGATGACTTATAAACGTGATCAACGCGAATAATATTTGGCCAAGATAGCGCAAACTGCTCTTTTTCTTTTACCGGCTCAATCTGAGTTTTCGGCTTAGGCGGAGGCGGGGGATTATCATCGCCACCTTCGTGGGGAAGGAATGTAAACGGCACTCCGAAAATATTGACGTATTCCGGCTCAAATAGTCCGTCGGCCCCGACTTCGTATGATGTCCGCCTTAACCCACGTCCGACAACCTGCTCACAAAGAAGCTGGCTTGAAAACGCGCGCAGGCCCATAATATGCGTAACCGTCTTTGCATCCCAACCTTCCGATAGCATACCTACGGAAATTACATTTTGAATTATCTCTCCCGGCTGACCTTTTTGCCCAACCGTATCAACCATCTTCCGCAAAAGTTCTGCCTGCTGTTGTTTATTCAATTTCTTAGGCCCGTTATCCTCGTCTTCCGAAGTATCAATTTCCTGCTCTTCAACCTGCGATTCAGCCTCTTCAAGAACCTTAGAGTCTATCTGTAACGTCTTCTCCGGATCACACAATTCCGGAATAAGTATTTCCTTATGGTCAAAAGCAAATCTAATCCGCGCCGCTGTTTCGGTTCGGTTGGCCACTGTTATCATAACCGGCGGCACTTCCTTTTTAACCTCATCCCACTTTTCCTTTGTTTCAAGCCAATCCTTGCCTAAAAGATAATACGCATTTCGTATCAAATCGGGTAAAGGGTCTGAAGCTTCGGCCTTACGGTTAATATCGTCTCTCACTTCCTCGTCCATATAGATATGATAAAGACGTGATTTATAATCCTTAACATTAATGCGTCCATCGTCACGAATAACAACACGCGGCGTTTTAACAAGTCCTGCTTCGATGGAATCATTTAAACCAAAATCGCTCACGATCCAGCCGAATAAAGCCTCTTCATCAGTCCTTTTCCCAGAAGGAGCAAATGGAGTAGCTGAAAAATCAAAACAATTTAAAATTCCACGTGCTTTATGAATACGATCCAACCCTCCGACCCAAATCGTTGCTTCTTCAGCGCTATCTTTTAAGTCTCTTTGACGAATATATTTTCCCTCAGCCGACACGTTTACCCGCCACGCGTGATGCGCTTCATCGTTTATAACAACGATATTCTGGCTACCTGCCATATCGCCGAGCACTTCCCGCACATATGCCTCGTCACTTTTTACACCCCGTTTATCAACCGACCTTTTCCTCTTTAATTTTTCTTCGGTATCCCAATTGAGCACATGCCAATTATTAATAACAACTTTGCCTTGCCTCAAGCTTTCGATTAATCCTACAGGGATAATATTAAACTCATCATAATAATTACTGGGGGAATCCGGCATTAAAACTTGCAGTCTGCTTTTAACGGTAAGCCCGGGTGCGATAACAAGAATATTTTTTGAAAACCTAGTATCTTTGGGGTAGATAACTTTATTTAAGACCTGCCACGCTATCAACATGGACATGACAATCGTCTTGCCTGAACCTGTGGCCATCTTCGAACAAATCCTCTGAAATTCTCCGCCATCCGAAGGGATTTCAATGCCGACTTTTTCGGAATCCGAAGCTTCAAATAACCAGATCAAAGTTTCAATAGATTCAAGCTGGCAAAAAAAGAACCGCCTATATTGCCGTTCTTCCAACTTATACCAATGTTCGAGTAATCGTTTCGTGATGCCGGTTACCCCCGGATAGCCACTCTCTCGCCACTTTTTAATACGCTTTCTGATATCATTTACTAGAGGAATTTCAACGAATACACCCGGATCATCAAACGCCTGTGAGCCAGGTGTTGCCATGACATATCCTGCAGGTCGCCTGCCTTCAGTTTTGGTAAACGTGCGAGTGGCGCGTTCATACGACCAGTATTTCTTGGGCTCCTCATAAGGAGAATTTATAATTAATTTATCTATCTTTTTAAGTCCATCCATAATACACTGCCCTATATTTTGATGATCCGCAGGCTTTCGATGCCTCGGTCATCAACAATTTTTACGGCGCATTGTTTATATTCACCTGCTGAAAAAGGAAGGGAAACTGTTCCCCGGTAAGCCTCAATTAATTCCTGATCAATTTCTGCCTTTAAATTCTTTGCAAGCTTGCTCCAACCCTCTACGTCTGACGAGATAGGGAAAAATACTTGCCGCGGGAAAAGACTTCTGCCATCATAATCCGGATCAAGCATCCATACCGCAATATTTTTGTCACTCCCTGAAATAACGTTGCCAGTCTTTGTGTCGTAGTAATCAAACCCTTTAACTTCAACTTGAAATTTACCTTTATGTTCGCCCTTTTCTATAGACTTGATTCGCACATCCGGCTGTCCTAAAAGCCAGAAACTATCATCGCTGGTGCGCTTCTTTTTTAAATCTTCGGTGAAAAGGTCAGCGTTCATCTGAACGCGCAACAGTGTCACTCCCGACCACTTCATCTCGTCAATATCTTTGGCCGCTTCCGGATCAAACTGAAATGCGGCAAATAAAATGATATCTGCCTTAGGGCGTAGAGATTGCGCTTCATCCAGCGCCAGCGCCACCTGACGCTGTTCCATAGGAGCATGTTCAGGACCAAATACAATAAATACCCGCTGGCGTTCTTTATCTTTTTCTGATTTTGTTTCCGCTTCGGCTTGAATATAGCGCGTTCCTGCCATCGGCTCAACCCGGATAAATTGTAGATACTGTCCCCCTTTTCCTCGCACGCCATTATTTAATAACTCATCCCGCCATTCAGATTGGCGCAGTGTTTCGCCTGAACGCGCTATTGAGACATCTGACGCGCTGCTCTCCTTCAATTCATCGAGACTCCTCGAAGTAGGTGAAGGCACAGCTTCAACCGTAAAAGGACCCGTTACTCTTGCTTTAGAATTATCGACATAGGGCTGGTCATAAAGAGCTTCCTGTGCCGGTGGCTCATTATTAGCGATCGATTTAAGTGTTATATGAGGAACTGTCTTATAAACAAATCCGCTTCCCACGCCCTCATTAGGATGCGCAAGCTGGTAGTAATCAAAAAGTGATGTCATTAATCTCTGCTTAGCAAGTGTAATTGCGACACGCGAAGTATCGCAGGTAATCCAACGACGTCCCCATTGCTCGGCAACGTAAGCAGTTGTTCCGCTCCCGCAGGTTGGGTCAAGCACGAGGTCGCCGGGATCAGTAACCATTAGAATACAACGTTGAATAGTCTTCGTAGAAGTTTGAACAACATATTCTTTTTCCTGACTTCCAATAACTGTATCAGTCCAATTATTAGTAAAAGGCGTAACAGAAAAATCCTCCGCATATCTTAAATATCTAATTGAATCGCCAGCAAATAATATTCTGCCTTCCTTATGGAGCTTTCTAATCCCCGCTGTGGTTGTTTTCCAGTGTTGTCCAGGAGGTGGCGTAAATTTCTTTCCCTCGAGTTCAACTTCTTGAATTGTTTTAGATTCACCTTGCGACGTAAGGGATTGTGAAGTCGCCAGCTTTGACCCTTCGGGTAAAAGTGAAATATTTCCTAACTCATCCTTCATAAGACGTCTCACAGTACCGTCTTTTAAGCGAACAAGGTTATAGTGACTTAAATCTCCATTAAGTATTTTTTCGTTAAACAGTTGCCTATATTTAACTTTCTCCTTGTCTTTGGCATACCAAATTAAATAATCGCCAGCTCTTGATAAAGTTTTCGAAGGGATCCCGCTTGTGGTTGTAAAGGCAATTAAACTCACGAAATTCTGCACTCCGAATACCTCATCTAAAATATTTCTTACCAAATGGACATTCTCGTCACTTATCTGCACGAAGACACTGCCACTTTCATGTAGTAATTTCTTTGCCAAAAGCAACCTATCACGAATATAGATAAGATAAGAATGAATGCCCAGCTCCCACGTATCTCGGAATGCCTTGATCATCTCCGGCTCTGATGTTAAATCCTCATCCTTACCGTCTTTAACCTCACGCTTATTCACAAACGGTTGAAAGTTACTGCCGTATTTAATCCCATAGGGCGGATCCATATAAACCATCTGCACCTTATCGGACATGCCTTCTTTTTCTAAAAGCGAATTCATCACAAAAAGCGAATCACCGGCAATCATACGATTTGACCAATTATGCTTATGCTTGTAAAACTCAACTGCCTCGCGAAGCGGCGGATTTTCATCCATAAACGAAAAAAGTGACTGTTGCTTGCCATCACCATTTTTCTTTTTTACCGCATCAATGATCGTGCACGCGTCAATGCGCTCATGCACATGGAGAGAGACCGTCGGCACTTGAAACGAAGTATGCTCGGCCTTGCCGGACCATATGAGTTGTGGGTCTAAATGAGGATCGTATTTATATTTTTTCTTGGGAGCATCCTGATCCGTTTGAGGATTGACTAATCCTACCGGTGGATTATTAAGCCTTTTTCTTCCTTTATGTTCGTATTGCATTAACTTCTTTTTTGTAATTAGTTTTGATTTACGCGCCATGAGACTTCCTCTCTTTCATCCATTTTTCTCGGTCTTTCTCAATGAGATCCCGGATGATAGATACAATGGATGCGTTTTTGTTTTGCTTCTGTAATTGGAGGGCTTTTTCTTTCAGGAAAAAATATTGGTCTTGCGTAATTTCGATGGTCGTTTTCTTTATGCGTTTATTGGCAGGCATGCTTCGCTCCTTAGATTGTTGCTTGACTATTTTACCCGTATACCCATATTTATGGATTATAGCACAATGAATTGCTTTTGGAAACAAAAAAACCTCCGCCAGTTATTAAAACCAGCGGAGGCTTGGTGTGATGTCAGTACTTTATACTTTTGCTTTGGCTTTACTCTTGCCCTTTCCCCAGCCGGACTTCCATCTGGCAACAGCACCAGCCACGATTGCGTCAACGGCTTTCTGGTCACCAACATTCTTTAATGCATCAGTCAGTTCCTGCTTGTTTAGCACGCGGAAGTTTTTTACCCCGCGCTCCTTAGCTGTCATCATCAGCTCATTGCGCGAGGCCCCGGCGTGTAAAACAATCCCTTCTTTAGGCGATGGAGAACTATCAGCTGCGACCTTCTTGTCTTTCACAACCTTTTGCTTTTTGCTTTTCTGCTTTTGTTTTGTAGCCATTCCGATCCTCCTTTTTCTCCAGCATCCCGCCATAGGCGATATTGACTGCCCTGCGCAGTAACTCGCAGATACTCGTTTTGACCTTCTGCTTCTCTTGAAACAGCAAAGCCATCTCCTTATCGCCCAATCGCGAGGCTGGCCATTGGTACTTACCTGTCATAGCACCGATTCCTGCAGTCTGCCGGTCATTACGTTCAGCATCTGAAAGCACGTAACATCGCCTTCCTTCCACTGCTGTTCAATCGTAATCGACCATTTGCCCATCGGCATGACCCGCTGAATCTCCCGTAACCGTAACTTGACGGCCGGAAGATGTTCACGCATGCGCCCGGACGTCGGGATGTTCTCGACATACGTCTCCTCGCCACCGTTCCTGACGCTGATATACCGCGTCTTTTTTACCGTCATATTCTCACGAACCATAGGAATCCCCTCCTTTCGAGGGGTCAGTAGGCCGTAGGATCTAATAGTTGGCAAGGAGTTTCTTCTAAAAATTTACACGCATCCCGGCCCTGGCGCCTACGCCCTTGCGCTCGTCGGATTCAACAAAACCATACCCCTCGACGAAAGGATTGATTTCAATACCCGGTTTCTTTTCCTCTTTTTTCTGATCCACGGTCACATGGGCACCCGGTTGAGCGATAATATGAGTAACTTGTTTGGTGGTCTGCGTAGGCATAAAGAATGCCCGGTAAATCGTAAGACCCACAAAGCCGATAAGCGCAATCCCGGCTGCGTAACGTAAGGTCTTTACCCACGGCAAAAACTGGAAGAAGCTCCCGGCGAATTTGAGCAGACTAAATCTTTCGTTTTCCGCCATCCTGCACCTTGCCTTTCAGCCATAGGTAGAAAAACATTCCCAGGCCTCCGACGATGTTACCGAGAGTAAAAGCTATCAATACTTTCATTGCTCCACCTCCTCAATTTCCGATTTTCTTGTCTATCCGCTCGACAAGCGTCTCGAGCCTTGCCAGACGCTCCCTGATCTCCTCGATACAGCTTATCCTCGATTCCATCGCGTCTACTCTGCTGTTTAACTGCCCATAACCAAAGGCGATTCCCGCAAGAGTGAAGATTAAACTAATGACTGCGCCGACAAATCCGGCTTTTAACTTGATTTTAGTTTCGCCGTTCATTTTTTATCTTCCTCCGCTTTCTTTAGCATTTCTATAATCTCTTCGAGTTGCGCTACGCGGCCCACGGTTTGCCAGTACGCTATTTTCGCCTTCTCCTGCGATTCCTTTAGCTGTATCGCCGTGGCTTCCATTCGCTTAAGTTGTTGTTTTAATTCTTCCAGCATTTAACCCTCCATGAGATTATTTTTTGTTTTGCATCAATGAAAGTTTTATAGCGAAACTATCTCCTGCATAAGCAGTTATGCCCGATCTTCCAATCTTCCATCGAACAAGAACTGTGTATGTTCCTGCATTAACGGCTTCCCAATGATGAATTTGTGTTGGAAGTCTTTGATTGTAAAAAAGTATCCCTCCGGAAATATCAGCAAAAAGCCCGCCCACCCTCGCTCCGGTTTTCTCTACGCCATTGACTAAAACTTGAATATCTATCCAATCGGATTGGTCTTCCTGATAGTTCAGTCTCAAATCACCTGCTTGAAATAAAATCAGCAATTTGGTTGCGTCCGGGGTTGTAATCTGCGCGCTAATCAAATCCACATAAGAAGTACTGCCTGTCGACTTGTTCGTCGCAGTAGCGGTTATTATTTCTGATATGGCATTGGTTTCTAAAACCTGGCCTTTTATTACTCCGGTGTTCACTTCTAACCCGGCCCCTGAACTTAATTTATATCCTGTAGTACCAGCCACATAATCAGAGCTTTTTATATATTCATCTACGGTCAGGCTTCCTGTATTGACGGCCAACGCATCCAATTGATTCACATTTATCTTGTCGGCAGTAATCGAATCCGTATAGATTTTCCCGCCGTCGATCTTGGTTATATCGGAGCCATGCGCCCAGCCCGTAGCCGTTGCCGCATCTATCAATTCCCACTCTCCTGCAATTATCTGATCATCGCCTGGATTAGTGGCGCGGTACATCTTGTCGCCGTCATCGGTATCAATCCATAGGTCGCCTGTGGCCAAAGCTGTGGGAATGGCGTCTTGCCGGAAGACGGTTATACCTCCACCGCCACCGCTCTCGGATACCACCTGCCACGTACCCGACTGGTAAATATACAGCTTATTATTGTCGTCCGTATCAATCCAATAATCGCCCTCGTTCATGCCAACAGTAGGCGCCTCATCCTGATAATATGTCTTAGGCGGGATAGCGTCGCTGGCTAACTTTGAAAGCGTTATGGATTCAGCGGTAATCTTGCTTCCATCCAAATCAAGGATCTTCGCATTCGTGACAATAAGGTCTTTTATCTGGGCGGATAAAGTAATCAGCTCTCCGACAATTAACTTCCTTGCCGAAATAATGGCGTCTCCTATTTCTGCCTCGGCTAAAGGCGTGAAATTTATCGTAACCGCAGAGGAGAAACTCCCCGGACCGTAAGTATCTACCGCCCTTACTTTATAGTAAGCCCTGTCTTTTATGACAAACTCATCGCCGATATCAGGCGTGCCTGATGGCCAAGAAGCTACCGAAATCTGCCCGGTCGAATTGTTGTAGGCCGTAACTATTGCCTCCTGACCTTTATATGTCCCGCTTGTCTGGACAATCACATCTCCGACAAAGTAATTGGGGCCGTAGCCTGTTATACCGGCATCTGTAATGCTTGAAGCATCAGCCGCGTCAGCCTTGGCATCAACCGGAGCATTACCTTGAACCGTAGCCATTGTGCCGGGAACCTTTACCTCTAAAGCCTCCTCGCCTCCCCAAACATTGGTGGGAGATTTATAGACTTCGTAATATTTCAAGTCTTCGTCGCTAACATCAGACCATTCTATCTTCGCAAACCCAAACCACTGCGTAGCCGCTATGGTTGGCGTAGAAGGAGCCGCGTTTGTCGGCGTTACAGACTGTGCTGTTTCGGAATAATTGCCGGACGTATTAAAGGCCTTGATGTAATACGTGCCTGGGTTTCGTGATGATGGCGTAACGATCGTGAATGTATTTGCCATGCCTCTATATATAAGACTGGCGCTCTGTATTCCCCAATTTGCGTCTTCTGTCCTGATCTCGTAACCCGCCAAATCCATATTCGGGATTTTATCCCAGGTAAAGACTATCTCATTCAAAAAGGTATAAGCAAAATTGAAAACGTCATTGGGCAGCGTGGTGTTACCGGTAATGGTAATTTCGGCAAAGGGGGAATCGGCCTTTGCCGTTTCCTGGCTATCGTAAGATACGCTTGTCACGCAAACTTTATAAGTCGAGCCGACTTCTATATTGCCGATTATCGACATACTGTTTCCTTCGGTATACCCGACGTAATACCAATTCAAGCCGTTATTGTCCGAATAATAAACATTGACTCCCTTGAACCTGTTCATCAATTCCGAAGCGCCTAAGTCAGGCCGCTCAAAACATACATCTATCGCGTTTTCTATGGTGCCGTCTGCCAGAGTAAGTATCCTTTCGGTCAATACTACATTCGAAACCAAAGGAATACTAAACTGCAAAGAGGAATAATTGTTATCCGGGATGATTACATCGCTGTCGTCATAAACATTCTCGTTATATTCCAGGGCCTGAATCTGGACTTCGTCCTTGCCTTCTCTCTGGATGGACACGACCCGGAAATCCTTTTTGACTTTATTCGTTTCGCCGATCGCATAGACATCAAAGTCTAAAGGCGCCGTTGAAAATGCCGTACACTGCACTTCTGTATAACTGCCTGCGGGAGATGTAATAGAGCGTTCTTCTATCGTGTCGTCGGAAAACCTAACCTGAATCTTGTAGGACTTGCCGTCTTCTATCACCATTGTCCGATCCAGCTTAACAAGCGTCGTTGTCGAGCCTGCCTGCACCCTGCCTGAGAAACCCCACTGGGGCACATCGTGTGAAACCGAGATGATATCTCCTGCCTGACAGGCAACCGCGTCAATTCCTGCTTTAAACGAAATAGACCTGTTAATATACTTGGCCACCTTAAGAGCATATCTTCCTGCGCGGATAGCATAGCTTGCCCGAGTCGTAAATAACCTCACCTGGCTTTTACGCATAGGATCCCCTGAGCTCAAGGCATCCTCATCAATGTAGGCTATCGTTTCCTGCCGGTATCCTTTATCTTTATCCATAAATTGGATTTCAATTACGTTGGGGATTTCCTTCAGCGTCTTCCAGCTCTGCACAAAACTATCCTTGATGATATTACCCATGCTGAATAACTGCGTGGGGTTGGCCTGTTTATCGATCTTGAACGATATCCCGCCCGCGCTATACACCGGCATGGCATTAAACGTGGCGCATAGCTGAATCAGGACGTCCAGCGCCTTTGTATTGGAATCGATCACGACGTCCATCCTGAATCTTTTCTCAAAGCCTCCGTTGCCGTCGCCGATCTTCTCCTCACAATATCTGGACATCTCCAAAAGAGAAACTGCATCCAAGTTCCCGCTGGATATAAATTCTCCCAATCCATATCGACTCTTTGTAACGAAATCCCGCAGGCACCAGACAGGATTAGCTGAGTATTTCTCAATAAAGGTAGAGCCGTCCCAGGAAAGCAGTGTATTGTCTGCTAACAATCTATAATTAGACCCGTCCCAATAATAATCTTCCCAATCAACCGGAGTCGCGCCGTTTAAGATATTGGGAACGAGAACCTTCTTGCCCTTGACGACAGTCGTGATATTGGGCATGCCTCCGGAAAGCTGGTCTGTGGCCAAAAGCTTCAGGCCTAATAAGGCGGTGTTGGGATATTTAAGGCTGTCGGTCTTAAGCTCATCCAATTGATACCAGGTCAAATCACCTTGTCTTAGGGGATCAAGTGAGCTGTCATCTGACGTCCTTGTCACCCGGATATCATACTTGCCGGGAGTAAGGCCGGTTTTCCTGAAAGTCCTTCTGACAGGTGAGCGGGAATTGTCGGAAATGGTCGTCTCACCCAAATCAATCCATGTGCCTGAAGTATGCAGTTTGTATTCAACCTTATAAGTTACGCTCCAGCTGTTTATCCCGCCGCCGGAACTCTGCTGATACAGCCCGTTATTCAACCTCAAAAGAACCTCGAACCCCTCGACATCCGAATCGATTGTCTCGTAAACATAAGGATTATTTTTCAAAAGATTTACATTGACGGTATAAAGATTATGTAAGTCCTCAAAATCTGCTATCAACGCCTGGTCATTAGTGCCGTAACGCTTGACCATATCAACGCCGTCAAAGTTAGCGATTGAATTGTTGTTGATTTCAACATCATCGATTTGCTCGATCTCTCCTTCGCATAAGGCAAGGAGCACATTCAAATAATGTTTGTCTCCGTCGTCCCGCAAAAACTGGTTGATGATATTCCCGCCGATCTTATGCTCGCCGTAAACAACCGCAACCGGCACGCCGACCTCTTGTATCGTCTGAACTCCATCCCATCCGTATGTGGGCGAGCCTTCATCCAATCCAACAGATCCTAAATTAAAATCAGCCATCTTCGGCTGGTTCATGTATTGATAAATCGAATAGCCTAAGGATAATACAAAGAAGGCAAATATAAACGGATGAGCTATCGCATACGCCGCTACGGCTGAGACGATCCAAGAGACAACAGCTATTACCGGCGCCTTAACCTCGGGGATAACAGTTATCTCATCTCCCTGCTCAAGCCGGACATCGAGATCCTTAATCTTTTTGCCGGTGACGATAACCCGCTTATCTTTATAATCGAACCCGGACTTATCCAGCAAGCTATGGACAGTCTCGCTTCGTGAATAATCGAATTCCTTGATTTGCGCTTGGTCTAATTTGAAAGGATTTTCGATATTGCGTATAGTTACCATGTCTTATTCCTCAACCTATAAAAGCCTTCGATCCTTTTCTTCCAGGACTCATCATCCAGCCTCGATACGATCACGCCTGCCCGGCAACAATGGATAAACTTCCTGTCCTTGAAAACGACGCCAGCATGATTTGCCACTTCCCGGGAGTTTAAAAATAAGACCCCGTCCAATACTTCGGGAATTGCGCTCCTTTCCCAGTCATTGACGTGATTCTCCTTGAAATAATCCTTATTACGAAGTCCCCATGCCTGGCCATATTCCAGGTCCTCGATGTCGAATAATCTAAAACCCAAATCTGCATACACAAGCTTCAAGAATCCCCAGCAGTCAAGGCCAGCCATATCCCGGCCCCTGTGCCTATAAGGAATGCCCAGATACTTATCGATGATGAGCTTCTCTACATGATGTATATCCGTCCTGTGGGCACCGAAGGGAAAGCTCCGAACCTTGGGTAATTCCCTATCTCCTTGCATCTTTGCTGTGTCTTGTTGCACGAGGTTTCTCCTCCCGAATATCCGCATTCCGCAGATTTAAACTTCCACGCACAATAGTTCCTGGTATACCTTCGCGATGGCAAGTCCACTCCCAAGACGTCGAACTTGCCGGTTAAGGTAAACTCAACATTATTCTGGTCTGCCACATAGTTATCGATATAGAAAACATCATCTATATATGCGTCCGGATCGGACAGCTGGTTTGCCCATACCATACGGATAATGACTTTCTTCCCCCTGAAATCATACTGCTCTAAGTATGACTGAATAAGCCTCGAGACATTGGCCAGCCTGACCTTGACCTGATCAATTTGTCCCTGGTTGTTCTCGCCTATAAACTCATGGGCTATGGGAAACCTCGAATAAAAAACCGAATTATAAGTGATGTCCGTATCATATCCGGCAAGATGCAGATCGCTGACGCCATCGTAATTTTCTATGGTATATAAAAAAATCGGCTGGTTTTCCTGCTTGGCTTTTTCTGTTTTAAATGTCGAATCAATATTCCTCGGCATTATTTCACCTCTATAAAATCTAATTCGAAGTCGTAGACCTGATAGGCCTTTAAAACGAACTTGAAACTGTCCTCGACGAACCTGACCGTATATTCCACGGAATCGTTGGGATTCGTCCAGGTAAATGCCGCAAGCGCCCCAAATTTAGCCATGAAGAAATCCCGGATATCGTTCATCTCGGACTGTGTCCTATGCTGAAACCTCAACGTCCACTTTCTCAAAGGATTCTGCCATTTGCACCTGCGCTGCTCGACTCCATTCTCAAACTCGGAAACAAGCGTCTTATATTGAACCGTCTCATCGACCGCAAAGTCCGGCGTATAATTAAAGTCGCTCATGTATAACTCCTGATGACCGAGCGTATTTTTCCGTTATTGTAAATATCATCGGCAATGGCATTCGACAATGCCTTCCTGTTTCGCCAAACATCCTGCGCGTCCCAGGCCTGTATAACCTGATTGATATTGATCGTCACCCCGCCCGCTCCTGCCCCTTCACCTCTGTTAAGGCTCTTTAGATTATCCGGCCCGCCTAATGCCCGCATGCCCTGCCTTGATAATATCCCTTCTCCGGTCTGGGCAATAATTGGCACCTCATCCGGAGCAAGCCCGCTATGCGCCCTTATAAGACCACCCCGATGCTTCCTGATTAACCCACCCTGATGAAATAAACTCCCTACGGGCACGCCAAAGATCGTTCCACTAGCTCCGGCCATAGCCGTAAACAGCTTTATCAAAAGCAGTTTTGCCAGGATGTTCGATATCATTTGTAATACTGCTCTTCCGAAATTGGCGAATATTTCCTGCATGTTCCTCAACTCACCTGTAAACGCCTTGAAGAAAAACTCGGAAAAGGCATTCTGCATATTGCGCGCCGACTGTTTGGCAAATTCCTCCATGGCATTGAACTTTTCCACCGCGTCTTTTGCGCTGTCGCCAACCTGCCTGGCAACGTTCTTCAATATCTCCGCAGTGTCATCTCCGGTTTCTTTTGCCTTGGCAAACACAAGGTCGTACTGCTCCATGGCGGTTTGCGCGCTCTCTATCGACGCCATCTCAAAGGCTTTTCTGTTCAATTCCATATCAGAGGATAATTTCTTTACGCTTTCTCCTGCCTGCCTATATGCCTCTCCCACTTTCCCGGGTAATTTGCCCAGCAGTTCATATAATTTTATCAATGGCACCAGTAATTTTTGGAATACCGTGGTTGCCACCTCAAGCAAAGTAAAAAAACCGGATACAAGCTGGTTCATAAACCCTTGCAAGAACCCCAACACCTGCCAGAGGACCTGTCCGGTCGATTCCAGAAAATCGTTCCAGCGTGACTTAAGCATCTGCACTTTCTCGTAACTGGTCATCATCTCGAGATTGACCGCTGCAAGATGCGACTTGCTTCTATCCAAGATGTGATTGGCGAGGGCCTGCGCCATGTGGTACTTCTGCACTTCTTCCGTTGTCTTACCCGTGGACTTGGCGTATTCTTCGGCCGCGTCTTTAAGTGACAGCTGAAGCCCGTAGGAACGTCTCAAGGTAGTAACCAGCCCTCCGGTAACCGCGCTTGAGATGTTCTGAAACGCTTCTTCGGTCGTTGTGCCGAATATCCTCGCTTCGACCCGGGCCTGGCGCATGAGCGCGGTAATCTGCTCCATATTTAACCCTTGAGCCATAAGGGCCGACGCTTTATCCGCCACATTTGAGAAGTTAACCGTGGCATGCGACGCTTCCAGTAATGCCTGTTTCATCTGCTGGCCGTTAATGCCGACACTCTCTGCCATACGCTTGAAACTTTCTTCGATCTGCTCTGCCTTTGCGCCCATTTCCATCAATTGCCATGCTTTATTCAAAGCCATTATGGCCGCTGTAACTGCGGCAGTAATAGCGAGCCAATTCTGCTTCCATGAATTGGCGAACCTCTGCAGGCTGCCGCGCACGCCTTCCAGGCGCTTTGTCGCTTCATCTTTCAACCGCAATATGATTGATAGCTCTCTATTCGTCATCGCTTGAATTTATTCCTCTTTCTTATTCTTTCCGTTTCGATTGCCTGTAATTCTTTCTCGATGACCTCAAAGGCATCGAGCATCTTTGCCGACTGCTCAAGCCAAGCTCCAGGATTCGGTAAATACCCTATCCTATAAAAATTGAATGCCCTGATAAAATTCGCCGACTGGCGCGTGACGATTCTAAAAGGGCACCCTTTATACTGCTCGCCGTTTAACTCCCAAACCTCTTGTCCCGGCACCTCGAATTC